ACATTTTTCTTTGTAGTATAAGCGACTCTTTCTATTTGACCTTTTGGACAAATAGATACTTTACTTGGCTTCGACGACTCTTTAGATCTGTACATTCTATTATATATACTATTATATACAAAATAAAAAAGAACCACCGGAGTTTTACCCATTTTAATATTGTTTAATGGTATAATGTTTATTATGTTTTCCGTTACTGGAAACAATTAATGAATTTAAATCAAAACTATTAAGATTACATTCTTCTTTCGGAATCGGTGCAGAATAGAAAGTTCCTAAATATTTTTTACATTTATCTAAAATGAATTTTTCATCAATTTCTTCGGGAAAAGTAATTCCTTTATTTGGATGTTTAAGCATCCATTGACATGCTGATAATATACCACACATAACTTGCAGTGGAGTCGGTCCGAAATAAGGGTCTTTTAAAACATTCTTTGTATAGTCTGTATGTAAAATGGATCCTGTCCAGAATGACCATGGACCACTTGTTTTGCCCAAAGGGTCTTCTTCTAAAATAAATGTAGCACCTACATTATCATATCCTACGAGATCATCATCGTAAACATTGAGTACTTTCCAGTTATTCGGTTTTTCCATAAAAGATAGCAACGTCTTAGAATTATATTTATTAAATATTCTCTCTGTTTCCGGATTTAACTTATAGACATAATGCATTGTGGGAGACCATTCGAGAGTACCTAAGAATCTATTACATGATTGATTTTCTCCATGATGAATGCATGAACCTTCAATGTTTATGAATTTTACGTTACCTTTTTGGTCAATACTTTCAGGAACACAAGAAATAGCTTTTATATCAATGCTTGGTATACAAATGCTAATTACTTGAGGTGTTAAATTTGATATTCGTTTTTCATCAAATGGGACAGTTTCTTCGTGTGTACCAATCGCTATTTCTGCATCTTCAAATGCTTCGTCTACGAGCCCCATACAACTCCATGTGCATGTAATTTTTTTATTATTTTTCTTATTGGGCACTTGAGAATCGTATTCAGAACAATGAATTACTCGAATTTTTAAAAGTGCACCTAGTATATTATAATCCTTTTTGCCTAATGCAGTTTTTAATTCAGCTGCATCTTTTCTTTTACTATTTTTGAGTACATATTTAGCTATATCTAGAATACCTTGTTTAGTCATTATAGAGATTAATCCTGGATTCATACCAAATTCAATAATACTTGTAGTTTTACAATCTTTTGTTTTAGAAGCAAGATCTATAAGATTCATATGTTTTTGCCAATGAGAACCTTCGATACAAGATTTAATTTCATTAGATTCTGTTTCTACCGTAGTATTAATATAATGTAAATTTAATTCTCTACATGTAACAAAAATCTTATAGGTAGGTGTTCTCGTAGTCAAATCAATTACTAGGTCATTCTTATTACATTTAATTATTTTTGTTAAAAGATTTTCTATATTTTTACTTGTTATTTTAAATTTAATAAAATGTGCGCCATCTTTTATGGCTTCTTGAACTGATGGGAACTTTGAAGTACTTATATATTTATCAATGACATAAACGTTTTTATAATCAATATTAAAAAAGTCTTTTAGATAGTATAAACAACATTTTCCGATTGAACCACAACCGAGTATAATTATCTTAAACATTTTTGTTGTATCTACTGTATTATAATAATATATTTTAGATTATTTATGTTTAACAAAAAAAATGATTTTCGCTGCTAGATAATCTTAATAATCTACATGGATTCGGCAATACAATCCCCATCATCAACATTTGCAAAAAAAGATGCATCTACATTTTTAAATCAATTAGGGCCACCACCGCCTCCACGAGTTCTGGGTGCAAAATCTTTCGTTGATGAAATGCGCGAGATTTCATATGAATCAAGGAAGCGCAAAGCATTTAGTTCACAGTTCGTAAACGAATCTGAATATGTTATTACGATGAAAGAAAAAGATTACAAAATTTTCTTTAAGGAATTAATCAAGGGGCCTTCAAAAGAAAAAATAGAGAAACGTGCGAGAGATGGATATACGACTGCGACAATATATCAATATGCAATTGGCGATTATTTTTATTTTGATGACCGTGGTAAGATAGTAATGATTGACAAATTTATGCACACAGAATATCATTTGTATAAAACTCATACAGCTATTACAAGTGAATATATGATTGGATTAATCAGAGATTATTTCCAAGATAAACTGGGAATGTTTTTCGATGTGAGTACTAATAAATCTATGCAGATGACATATGTTGAAGTTTTCTGGGGAGACCCATCAAAAGAACGTTTCATTTCTCAGAAATGGAAGAAGATTATTTATGACCGGCATCATCAAAAATAAGTCTATATTTATCTTGCATATTTGCGGTATGTGTCATATCTGCAGCTATATCTTCTTTTTCTCGAATAGTTAATTTATTAAAATCAAGTGTATTTATAAATGAATGTCTTATTAACGAGACGGTAAGTGGTTTTTTAAATAATTTTGCAAATATACGATTACTCCATTTTGTGTATGTATTTTTGAGCATAGGTTCTCCGTCACGCATTGTAAATAAATAGTCACGTTCTTTTCTTTCAAGACTCTTTTTGATTTGCGAAACTAATTCTTTAGGAAGTTCTTTACGGAATTCCTTGTGACTTTTTGCGGTTTTGTATTTTCCCAAAACGAGTTCCGGTTTACTTCCATTTAAATCGCTAATATAATTTTCTTCTTTTTTTGCTGCCGCCCCAGTCCCGACTCCAGTCCCGACCCCAGTCCCTCTAATATAGACTTTACCGAAGTCTGCACGTAATGGTGGTATATATGTATATAAACTCAATAATAATTTATCATCGCTGCCGTCATCAAGACTATCGCGTTTTTTAATGATATCTTCATATTTCACGTATCCTTCAATTTGTTTTTTAGTAGGCGCATTTTCTTTATAGCGATCTGTAATAGCACCGTCACATTCTGTAAATTCTTTGGACCATAATTCAAACTCTTGTTTATGTTTCGATTTGAGTTCAGGATTATATCTAAAGATAGCTAAAATAAAGGTATAGAATGTTTTGCGAGACCCAACATTTGGATATGTATCTGTAATTTTCTTTATAACAGGTTTAGGATTTTCTATAATATATTCTAAAGGTTTATTAATTAATTTAAGTAAGACACATCCTTTTTGTAAATAATTTCTTTTAGTAAAAACTGAAAGAGATGATGATTCTATACTTTTCATCAAGTCTTTCTTACCGCCGCCCCCATTGCCACCCACATTATTATTACTATCAGTATTTTCCATAGTTTCTGCCATCTAATATATACAAACGGTAACTTTTTCCTATTTTTGTATCTAAAAATAAAAAATTGATTTTATTTTAACATTCAAACACAATATAATTCAAAAAAGGTTATACAAATGCAGGTATCAATAATGTCCCAGACACATCCAACGGTCCCGGCCCATCCAATGGCCCCGACGGCTCCAACGCCTCCACTGGTGCTTACGGTTCAATCATCACTACCGATTGTGCTATTTGATTTGAATGGAACTTTGTGCAAGCGTGTAAATAAGAAAAGGGAAGTTGTCTTCCGTCCTAACTTGGAGAAACTTAAGCATCTAAATGGCAAATATCGTGTCGGAGTATATAGTTCTATGCAGCCACATAATATTGAGAAGATAACTTTACAAATTGAGAAGAAGTGTAATCAAACTATATTTGACAGGACTCTTATCTTTGACCGTAGCCATACTGTAAACTTTACTGAAGAAGAACTCAATGCGAATCCCAAAATTAACGCTTGGAAGACAAAGAAATGTTTGCGGAATCTATTTGAGAATATTGATAATGTAACAATAGTAGATGATGAATTGTATAAGATATCATCTGATGAGAGAGAACACGCAATTATAGTTCCGGAATATAAATGTACTAAAAAAGATAAAACTTTGAAGAATCTTGTATGTAAATTGTGTAAGAAGGTTACACAGTAATCTTATACTTATCTTATACTTATCTTATAGTAAATATATAGGTTGATAAAATTTTATATTCTATGTATAATTATATTTTTAAATTTCTTATATATTATTTTTATTATTTTTCTGTCTCTCTCTCTCTATAAAAAAGAGCAATAAATGAGCAATTAGGTCCCTGGATAAATATTACAACCATCATATATTATCACACCACTCCAATGGGTAACGGTTTTCAGGGTGTTTTGAAAAGAGCAAAATAATGGTGGGTAAAGTTATTTAAAGTTATAATATTATATATTATAATAGTAAGGATGTATATTTATGATAAAATTTTTTGTTGTGAATATTGTGACTATAAAACTCTAAAGAAGTATAATGTAACACGGCACACTGTAATAAAACATATAGACACTGGCGAAGTCCCGGCTAATCAAATAGTTATCCCTGATAATCAATTTACAAACCCTGATAATCAAAAAAACAACCCTAATAATCAATTTACAAACCCGGATAATCAATTTACAAACCCGGATAATCAAAAAAACAACCCTGATAATCAAAAAAACAACCCGGATAATCAAAAAATAAACCCATGGGATTTGCACGAGAACCAGTGTGATAAATGTGGGAAAATACTATCAAACAATCAAAACCTTAGAAGACATATAAAGATTTGCAATGGTAAAATGAACCCATTACAATGTACAGTATGTAAAGAAATTTTTACATTACCTCAAGCAAAATATAGACATCAACGTAAATGTATGGAAAAACAGAAAGAAGAAGAAGAACGACAAATGACAGTACAAAATAATACTACGACAAATAATAATGCTGCAAATAATGCAAATAATGTAAATAGTAATAATAATAATGTAAATAGTAATAATATAACAAATAATAATATAAAAATAAGTCTCTTTATTGACGATAAATATCATAAAGACTATAAGAAAGATCAAGGATTTATCATTGACGAAAGTATGCATAAAGAAATCGCCAATATTGTAAAGAAGTATTATCCACATTGCGATGAAATTGCGAAAAGATTTAATAGACTTATTCTATCAAAACCAGAAAACCAAATAATACGCAAAACAAATTTACGTTCATCACATTCTATCGTAAACAGAGGAGATAAATGGAATCATATAATAGATTCATATGCTTATCAACATATGATAAGTTGTTTATGTCATAGTCTCATGTATTATATAAAAGGAAATGATAAATTTACAGATTATATCTATGCACTTATTACAGATTATGCAAAATATATATCAGATGGAGGATATAATAAAGATTCTGAAGATATGGAAGAACAAAAAGATTTACAAAATGATTATAAAAAAATAGAAAAAGATTGCATAACAACTGTATATAATTATACGAAACCTGAGCGGGCAAACACCGACGTTCCTTTATCTTAATGTGTAGCGGTAGCGGGCGGCCTCCGCTTACTGTTGTGATGGTGTATCCGGTGGCGGTGATGCGGCGGTTGATGTTGCGACTTTCTTGCCGATATTGCTTGTACTTTCGCGGGCATGTGAATAGGCATTTTGGTAATCGGCGGGTACAATAATATCTGGCGTTACTTTAAGTTTTCTGCGTTGTACATAATTATATATCAAATCTATTATAAATAATACAATGATAATAAATGATAACAATATGAGACTTTGGACTTCACGCGAAAGACGAGAGAATAATGGTGATATATAATCGAATCCTTCCCACAGTATTGGCAAGATTATGAATAATATTCCACTCGATAATCCAAAAAGTTTGTAATCATTATAGCTACTTTTATCTTTATCTATTGGTAAATTTGTATAAATAACAAGAGAATAGAAGACTGTTAATACAATTCCAAAGATTTCAAACACCGCATATGTAACACGGGGATTTTCAATATAATTATTGATTTTTTTTGGGAATGTATTAAATAACGCTAAGCCGTGTAATATTGTGTAGAATCCAAAAATAAGTAATACATATTCATAGAATCTTCCGGCAAATGTTTTATCTGAAATTGCTTTTATAAACCATTTCAAAACTGGAATGTGTGCTATATATTTCGTGGGTAAAGACATAACAGACAGACCAATAATGACTTTTGTAATACCATAGAAAATATATAAAAATGCAGCAAAATATCTACCAATTTCAATCATTATATACTTTATAGATATATTTTATAGATATATTTTATATTAAATTATTTTTTACTAGGACGGCCTTTTTTCTTAGGGATAGCTACATTTTCAGGAATTTTTTCATCTCCATCACTACTCCCTCCTGCAGCCGCGATAGATTTCACTTTTTTATATTTCGGATATTCTTCACCATAATAGAGTCGCGAAAGTTTATCATCAGTGCTACGTTCTATATTGATTTGTCTGTCAACGACATCACGTACGATATCCATATGAGATGCCACCATAATACTATTAAATCTTTGCAATAATATATTAAATATATCTTTAATTTTTCCAATATTTACAGAATCAAAGGATGTAAATCCTTCATCAATAAACAATGTGTTTACATTCACATTCTTTCCAATACGTGTGAGCGCCATACGCATTGCAAGATTCACAATAAATTTCTGGTATCCACTTATAGTATTGAGTGAAGGCGTATTTCCTCTGTCAGTAACTGTATATATAAATCCAGTTGTATTAAAAGATATATTGACTTGTATAGTATCTATTTCGGATAAAAATCCATTCATTTCGCTTTCAACAAGAGGCAATGCCTTATTCGCAAATATCCAATGTCTGAAACCATCAATACCCTTTTTACTATCTCCAATTATACATTTTTGTATTTGTTGCAAGAGTTCATATTTCTTTATGAGAGTATCATAGAAATCTGAAATATCTGAGACACGCAATTTATGGCTATCAGCATCCCTCATTTTCTTTCCAAGAAGTGTATGTTCATTACGCATAGTCTCCAATTTCTCATTCAATTCTTTATATTCTTGACATATTTTCAAATAATGTTTATATATTTTTATATTCTGCCAATATTCAATATCCTTTTTAGATTCTTCATATTTATTAATAACGAGTATTTTATCAGAAATAGCATCCAATTCAATCTCTTTATCTTTCTTATTTTTCACAAATTCATAATATTCATTTCGTCTTTTCTTCATATTCCATTCTTTCCACGCATCGAGAAGGATTAAGTTATCTTCAATGGTATTGTATTCTTCACGATATTCATCATATTCTTTAATAAATGCCTGCATATTTGTCAATAATTCTCTATTTTCTCGATACCCATTTTTACTTTTATTAATAACAGTATTATATGATTCATAAATATTCCATTCATTTATAGCGATTTCATTTTCAATTTCAGTTAATTCTTTTTTATTCTTCTTAACAAGTTTCCATTCTTCGGCAGCCTTATTCCATGCATCTACTTCGTCTTTCATACTATCACATGTTGTTTCATAGAATTTTCTTTGTGAAATAAGATTCGGGAGTTCTTCGATTTCAACATATCTATCTGCGAAATCAGGTTTTTCGACGCCTTTTACATGTATAACTTCAATACCGGTAACACTCTTTCTAAGTTTCGCCAATTCTTTCTTCAAATTTTTGCCTTCAATAAGAATAGCTTCATATCTCTTTCTATGAACTTGTTGTTTACATGCTTCACACTCTGGATTAAAGGGTAATTGTTCAATTTCCATGATTTCCTCTTGGATTTCTGCGAAACGTTCATTTATTTTCGCAATTCTTTCAAATTTACTTTCGATATTAGAAACATATTTTTTCAATTGTTCAAGATTTGTTTTCAATGTATGTGAATCTTCTAAACTTTCAGAATCACCAATTTGTTTTAACCATCTTTTATATTTTATTTCCCAAGCCTCTTTATTCTCGACGAGTCTGCACGGTACAATACGTTCTTTAAGCAATTCAATATGACGATTCTTGAGACCATGCAATTTCGAAATAGATGTTTCTAAATCTTTGACAGCTATCTTTGTGACAACAAATCCACCCGCCAGTTCAGAAATTGAAGTTTTTGGTTTACTTACACCCATACTCATCCCCAATTTTTCAAAATATTCAAGTTGTTCTTTGTATCTATTCATTTTATTTTCAATAATACTTATTTGACTATCAAGACCATCAGGATTATCAAGCCATTCTTTATTTTGCTTTTCAACCCATGCATTATAATGAGACTGCATTTTACGAACTGATTCAATAGTCATAGGAGGGAATATTGGTTCTTCACTATCCATTTCCTGAGCAGCGGCAGGATCGGCCGCATCGGCCCCGCCGCCTCCTTCCTCAAAATCGGCAATTTCTTTTTCTGAAAATGTAGCTATATTTTCCACAATAGATTTTAGTTCTTTATTAATAGATTTTTGTAATTCAATAGTATCTATATATTCATTTTCAGATATATTAAATGATTTAGTTATTTCAATACTTTTTTCTATTTTTTTATCAACACCTTTATCACTCAAACCGATATCTTCGTCTTTTGGTTTTAGTTTATCTTTATCTTTATCAAATGAAGAACAAGCGCTACGAATACGTAATCTTTCTTCGTCAAGTTCCCTATTTTTCTCAACAATAGAAGTAATATCCTCTGTCAATTTTGCGTAATGATTTATTTCGTCCACACTTACTTTGACTATAGCATGTTCTGTCATTCCTGATTTAAATGTTTTAAGAGCATCAGTAATATATTTATATGCTTTAATAGATTCTGCCAGAATTTCACTATATGCAGAAATAGATTCCATATTCATAGCTCTTTCAAGAATCTCTCTCTGAATATCATTTGGTTGCATAAAGAAATTATTAATATCTATTTGACACATCATATTAGATAATTCCATATTCTGCAGTGTTCCAAATACATTTCGGATCCAAGCAGTTGCAAGTGCCATCTCGGCAACCACTTCTTTTGTTTTATTTTCATTATTCAATTTATATACAACTAAATAAAATGTATTAATACGACTGTCATCTTTAGATTGTGTATTAAAACTTCTTGTAATCTCATAGGTAGCAGCAACGCCGCCCCCGCCGCCGCCTTCATCGCCAATATAATCAAATATAAGAGATATACCAGACCTTTCATGATGTGGCCTTTGGTCGCTAATAATTTTCGAGGACATCGTTTTACCCATATGAACTTGTGTACGCATAGAAGTAGGTTCTCCAAATATACATAGAACCAAGACATCTAGAAAAGCCGATTTTCCAGTTGCATTCTGTCCATTAATAAGTGTAATATTTTTATCCATTTTTGTGAAATCTATAAAATTATCCTTTCCATAGCAGAGTATATAATCCCATTCAATATATTTAAAGCGAATTGTATTATTTACTGAACCATTCATATTGATTCCTTCATATTTTTCAATTACTTTATTAATAGTTTCATTACGATTTTTAATTTTTGTTTTAATTTCTTCAGGCATAATGTCATCACATTGTATACAAATAGTTTTTGAAGGATTATCAATATATTCATTTACGTCACTTATGTCAGGATATACCTCTTTGATATATTTAATCCAATTATCTTTATTATTCATATCACAAATTGCATTTAAACTTTTTTGTAGTGAATTTCCCGCAGACCCTCCCTCGACACCACTCCCGTCCTCACCATTCTCGTTGCCATTGCCGCCACTACCTTCGAATTCTTCAAAAATAGAAGAACCTACACATATGGTTGATTGGATAAGAAGTGGTTCTATAGAGTTATCTTTAAGAATGGAATGTAAATCTCTTTTATCAGAACCGTTTCCGATAAATCTAATTTTCGGAAATTTAGGAAATATCTTGTCAACAATCGCATCTTTAAATTCCTTAATATTTCTGGTACCAAAGCGAACATACCATGTACCTTCTTTTCTTTGCATTGTAATTGAACCATAATTATTTATGATATTATATGCTGTTACAGATTTATCCTTATTATTCCACAGGAGATATCCGTGACCATTTGTACTTTCACCATTATCTTGTTGAATGAGTGAGCCAGGATATCCCCATATAAATCCATCAGTATCATTTATTTGTTGTTTATGGCAATCTCCAAAGACACCGAAATCATATCCTGCATTCATGAACCATTTAATTGGATATCCACCGCGACCATTTTTAAAGACGCTTCCGTGAAAAAGCGCGACTTTAATATCTACAGTATCTTCAAAAGCATTTGCATTGGGATATTCAGGGAGTTTATCAACTATTCCACTGCCACTTGTAGTACGTAAAACATCTCTAATAGAAACTACACCGAATCCAACATTATTATAGGAATATAGACCAGTTTCTTTGAGATAATGAAAAGTGTATTTCGTTTTTGAAGAAGTAAAAGCAATTTTAAGCATATCAAGACTATCAACTGTAGACGATTCTTGCTGAAGACTATCATGATTTCCACTGATCACGATAACAGGTGAAATTTCCAATATTTTAGCGATAAATTCAAGAAGCATAGTAACACCTTGAACACCGACATATGTTTTATTATGAAATATGTCCCCTGATATAACTATTATAGCGTTTTTAGAAAGCGATGATACTGATATTTCTTCAATGAAATGAGTGAAAACATGATTATATTCAGAAATGCGCGCTTTCTCAGTATCCCCTGCACGAACGTGTAAATCAGATATATGAATTATTTTCTCTATTTTATTATTATGACCGCAATTATTTAAAACAGATGTCATTTATTTATGATGTTAATATACGCTTATATCTTAAACAAAGCATAAAACAAAAAATCAAATTTTTTAGTGTTTATAGAAGAGCATTGACTTCATTACAATTATAAAATATAATATTTTAATAGTATAATGGATAATACAGTGATGAACACTACTTCAACACAGCCTCCGCCGACACAGCCTCCGCCAACCATTCCAGATACATCTGCAGCGGCATCAACATCGGCACCTCATACAACCTTATCAGAACCAAGCCGTGGTTCAATTGATGTAGCATACCAAAATGCTTCATGGTCAGGAGTAAAATCATTTGATACAACGAGTGCTATTGCCGGATTATATCTTTGGTTATTATTTGGATTTTTTACATCTTTATTAGGATGTGATCTTCAAAGAATAATGACAAAAAATATATTTGTAAAACATTTGATGGCGCTTGTAACATTTTTCTTCTTAATGTCTGTTGTAGATACCGATAATAATATAAGTGTCGCAATGACATGGTTAAAAACAATACTTGTTTATATATTATTTATGATATCAATAAAGAGTAAAATAATTTCATCCGCGATATTCTTAGGTTTACTTTTAGCTGACCAGACGTTAAAAGTAGAAATAAGTTATTTACAAAATAACAATCCATCCGCAAATGCTAAGAAGATTGCATTATATAAAGCAATAAGATACTATTTATTATTTGCATTAATAATAGTAGCTGTTATAGGATTTTTGTTCTATTTTCTAAAACAGTATAGTGATCATTATGATGAGTTTTCATTCATAGTATTTTTCTTTGGAAACAATCATTGTAATGATTTGTAAAAAAATGATAGAAAAAATGAAAAATTTGATTGATTTTATTTAGTTATCTCTAAAAGCAAAAATGACGACCCCTACTGCCACCACTGCTGCCTTCGGTACTCCATCCAAGACCCCTCCTGCCTTCGGTGCCTTCGGTGCTGCATTCGTTTCTCCTCCATCAATGTTTAGTAAGGATTCTGCACCAAAACCCTTTGTAAACAATATGTACGAATTGAACAATTACATTAACAGCATCAACTCTGGTCTTGAGAAGGATCTTTCTTTTAAGATGTGTGACGAGATTCGCCTAATCTGCATGAAATACAATGCCAATCAAGCGACGCGCAATTACAGGAAAATGGAGAAGAAGGTCAAACCCGTGCAAGTACGCGAAGTACGGGATGAAGCAACGGTTTCTCTAAAGGATTTGCTTGCTAAGGGCAAGGCAGCCAATATGGCTGAAGTGGCAGAAGAGCCTCCGAGCAAGAAGTTTAAGGCGGCAGACCCAGTCGCATAAAGTATATCATGACATCAAAAAATCACAATGATTTTTCAAAATAGCTACAAATGTTATTTTGTTTTTATGTTTATAGATGGTACTCATTATGATTTTACTATTAATGATATAAAAGTACAAGAAAAAATAGAGAAAAATCATATTTAGCATTATTATATACAAATAATGGTAAAGATGAGAATAAAAATAGAAAATTTAAAGCATATGAATATGGTATGAATAAATATTATTGGATTAATATACCAGATAGTCCAATCTTTTATATAATACCTGAAGATGAATTACTTAAAAATAATAAATTAAGTACAAAAGAAAGAATTATTAATAATCCGATATTAAGTATAAATTTGAATTCTGAAAAAAGTTGGTATCAAAAATATAAACATTATTATGATAAATTAAATAGAGAAGATATTATTAATCTCTTTATTTAAGTAAAAATAAATTTAGATGGACCCGGCGGGATTTGAACCCACAACGAGGGTATCCTCGATACCATAATGGTAACACATAAGACCCCAATGATCACCAGATTTCACCACGGGTCCTGTTCCACCTCCAAACGTCAACATAGAAGTTTGTGGGTGAGCATACTAGCTCACATTTTATATAAACAACAAATCTTTATATACTTTTTGGTATTTAAGCCTCCCAAGGATTCTTTATTCGAATATAATTATAAATCAAAATTTTCTATGAGTGTTTCATGGGACATATATGTAAATTTATATTTATTTTTCTTTAATATATGGTTATAATAATCCATAGCGTTTATTTTTAATTTTTTATCAAGTTTTTTACAAATTTTATAGAGTGTATTCATGTTAATATAGCATAATTCTTTATTTATGTACGGGTCGATATTATAATTGCATAAACATGGATATTTTGTAAAAAGGAATGCGTCGATGCGTTTACAGTCCCAATTGAGTCTTTTCTTCCAGTTTGTAGCTATAAATTCCGAATCATATTTAATAAGTTTTTTCCATTTTTTATAATCAAAAGATATTTTTTGAATACTCATTTCATATTTTGATAGTTGTTTTGCGAGAATATGTGAATATTTCATTGTATCTCTCGTATTTTATATAATATATAATTAAATTATGTTTATATATTTTATGAAAGCCATGGCCGTTCGTTTTTTTGCGCCAAAAAACGAACGGTTAGTTAAATTATATAGAAAAACGAACGGTTAGTTAAAAGATATAATAAAACGAATGGTCACATTTCAATTGAAATGTGACCATTCGTTTTATTATATCTTTTAACTAACCGTTCGTTTTTCTATATAATTTAACTAACCGTTCGTTTTTTGGCGCAAAAAAACGAACGGCCATGGCTTTCATAAAATATATAAACATAATTTAATTATATATTATATAAAATACGAGAGATACAATGAAATATTCACATATTCTCGCAAAACAACTATCAAAATATGAAATGAGTATTCAAAAAATATCTTTTGATTATAAAAAATGGAAAAAACTTATTAAATATGATTCGGAATTTATAGCTACAAACTGGAAGAAAAGACTCAATTGGGACTGTAAACGCATCGACGCATTCCTTTTTACAAAATATCCATGTTTATGCAATTATAATATCGACCCGTACATAAATAAAGAATTATGCTATATTAACATGAATACACTCTATAAAATTTGTAAAAAACTTGATAAAAAATTAAAAATAAACGCTATGGATTATTATAACCATATATTAAAGAAAAATAAATATAAATTTACATATATGTCCCATGAAACACTCATAGAAAATTTTGATTTATAATTATATTCGAATAAAGAATCCTTGGGAGGCTTAAATACCAAAAAGTATATAAAGATTTGTTGTTTATATAAAATGTGAGCTAGTATGCTCACCCACAAACTTCTATGTTGACGTTTGGAGGTGGAACAGGACCCGTGGTGAAATCTGGTGATCATTGGGGTCTTATGTGTTACCATTATGGTATCGAGGATACCCTCGTTGTGGGTTCAAATCCCGCCGGGTCCATCTAAATTTATTTTTACTTAAATAAAGAGATTAATAATATCTTCTCTATTTAATTTATCATAATAATGTTTATATTTTTGATACCAACTTTTTTCAGAATTCAAATTTATACTTAATATCGGATTATTAATAATTCTTTCTTTTGTACTTAATTTATTATTTTTAAGTAATTCATCTTCAGGTATTATATAAAAGATTGGACTATCTGGTATATTAATCCAATAATATTTATTCATACCATATTCATATGCTTTAAATTTTCTATTTTTATTCTCATCTTTACCATTATTTGTATATAATAATGCTAAATATGATTTTTCTCTATTTTTTCTTGTACTTTTATATCATTAATAGTAAAATCATAATGAGTACCATCTATAAACATAAAAACAAAATAACATTTGTAGCTATTTTGAAAAATCATTGTGATTTTTTGATGTCATGATATACTTTATGCGACTGGGTCTGCCGCCTTAAACTTCTTGCTCGGAGGCTCTTCTGCCACTTCAGCCATATTGGCTGCCTTGCCCTTAGCAAGCAAATCCTTTAGAGAAACCGTTGCTTCATCCCGTACTTCGCGTACTTGCACGGGTTTGACCTTCTTCTCCATTTTCCTGTAATTGCGCGTCGCTTGATTGGCATTGTATTTCATGCAGATTAGGCGAATCTCGTCACACATCTTAAAAGAAAGATCCTTCTCAAGACCAGAGTTGATGCTGTTAATGTAATTGTTCAATTCGTACATATTGTTTACAAAGGGTTTTGGTGCAGAATCCTTACTAAACATTGATGGAGGAGAAACGAATGCAGCACCGAAGGCACCGAAGGCAGGAGGGGTCTTGGATGGAGTACCGAAGGCAGCAGTGGTGGCAGTAGGGGTCGTCATTTTTGCTTTTAGAGATAACTAAATAAAATCAATCAAATTTTTCATTTTTTCTATCATTTTTTTACAAATCATTACAATGATTGTTTCCAAAGAAAAATACTATGAATGAAAACTCATCATAATGATCACTATACTGTTTTAGAAAATAGAACAAAAATCCTATAACAGCTACTATTATTAATGCAAATAATAAATAGTATCTTATTGCTTTATATAATGCAATCTTCTTAGCATTTGCGGATGGATTGTTATTTTGTAAATAACTTATTTCTACTTTTAACGTCTGGTCAGCTAAAAGTAAACCTAAGAATATCGCGGATGAAATTATTTTACTCTTTATTGATATCATAAATAATATATAAACAAGTATTGTTTTTAACCATGTCATTGCGACACTTATATTATTATCGGTATCTACAACAGACATTAAGAAGAAAAATGTTACAAGCGCCATCAAATGTTTTACAAATATATTTTTTGTCATTATTCTTTGAAGATCACATCCTAATAAAGATGTAAAAAATCCAAATAATAACCAAAGATATAATCCGGCAATAGCACTCGTTGTATCAAATGATTTTACTCCTGACCATGAAGCATTTTGGTATGCTACATCAATTGAACCACGGCTTGGTTCTGATAAGGTTGTATGAGGTGCCGATGTTGATGCCGCTGCAGATGTATCTGGAATGGTTGGCGGAGGCTGTGTCGGCGGAGGCTGTGTTGAAGTAGTGTTCATCACTGTATTATCCATTATACTATTAAAATATTATATTTTATAATTGTAATGAAGTCAATGCTCTTCTATAAACACTAAAAAATTTGATTTTTTGTTTTATGCTTTGTTTAAGATATAAGCGTATATTAACATCATAAATAAATGACATCTGTTTTAAATAATTGCGGTCATAATAATAAAATAGAGAAAATAATTCATATATCTGATTTACACGTTCGTGCAGGGGATACTGAGAAAGCGCGCATTTCTGAATATAATCATGTTTTCACTCATTTCATTGAAGAAATATCAGTATCATCGCTTTCTAAAAACGCTATAATAGTTATATCAGGGGACATATTTCATAATAAAACATATGTCGGTGTTCAAGGTGTTACTATGCTTCTTGAATTTATCGCTAAAATATTGGAAATTTCACCTGTTATCGTGATCAGTGGAAATCATGATAGTCTTCAGCAAGAATCGTCTACAGTTGATAGTCTTGATATGCTTAAAATTGCTTTTACTTCTTCAAAAACGAAATACACTTTTCATTATCTCAAAGAAACTGGTCTATATTCCTATAATAATGTTGGATTCGGTGTAGTTTCTATTAGAGATGTTTTACGTACTACAAGTGGCAGTGGAATAGTTGATAAACTCCCTGAATATCCCAATGCAAATGCTTTTGAAGATACTGTAGATATTAAAGTCGCGCTTTTTCACGGAAGCGTCTTTAAAAATGGTCGCGGTGGATATCCAATTAAATGGTTCATGAATGCAGGATATGATTTCGGTGTCTTTGGAGATTGCCATAAACAACAAATAAATGATACTGATGGATTTATATGGGGATATCCTGGCTCACTCATTCAACAAGATAATGGTGAAAGTACAAATGGTCACGGATATCTCCTGTGGAATAATAAGGATAAATCTGTAACAGCATATAATATCATAAATAATTATGGTTCAATTACAATGCAAAGAAAAGAAGGTACATGGTATGTTCGCTTTGGTACCAGAAATATTAAGGAATTTAAAGATGCGATTGTTGACAAGATATTTCCTAAATTTCCGAAAATTAGATTTATCGGAAACGGTTCTGATAAAAGAGATTTACATTCCATTCTTAAAGATAACTCTATAGAACCACTTCTTATCCAATCAACCATATGTGTAGGTTCTTCTATTTTTGAAGAATTCGAAGGTAGTGGCGGCAATGGCAACGAGAATGGTGAGGACGGGAGTGGTGTCGAGGGAGGGTCTGCGGGAAATTCACTACAAAAAAGTTTAAATGCAATTTGTGATATGAATAATAAAGATAATTGGATTAAATATATCAAAGAGGTATATCCTGACATAAGTGACGTAAATGAATATATTGATAATCCTTCAAAAACTATTTGTATACAATGTGATGACATTATGCCTGAAGAAATTAAAACAAAAATTAAAAATCGTAATGAAACTATTAATAAAGTAATTGAAAAATATGAAGGAATCAATATGAATGGTTCAGTAAATAATACAATTCGCTTTAAATATATTGAATGGGATTATATACTCTGCTATGGAAAGGATAATTTTATAGATTTCACAAAAATGGATAAAAATATTACACTTATTAATGGACAGAATGCAACTGGAAAATCGGCTTTTCTAGATGTCTTGGTTCTATGTATATTTGGAGAACCTACTTCTATGCGTACACAAGTTCATATGGGTAAAACGATGTCCTCGAAAATTATTAGCGACCAAAGGCCACATCATGAAAGGTCTGGTATATCTCTTATATTTGATTATATTGGCGATGAAGGCGGCGGCGGGGGCGGCGTTGCTGCTACCTATGAGATTACAAGAAGTTTTAATACACAATCTAAAGATGACAGTCGTATTAATACATTTTATTTAGTTGTATATAAATTGAATAATGAAAATAAAACAAAAGAAGTGGTTGCCGAGATGGCACTTGCAACTGCTTGGATCCGAAATGTATTTGGAACACTGCAGAATATGGAATTATCTAATATGATGTGTCAAATAGATATTAATAATTTCTTTATGCAACCAAATGATATTCAGAGAGAGATTCTTGAAAGAGCTATGAATATGGAATCTATTTCTGCATATAGTGAAATTCTGGCAGAATCTATTAAAGCATATAAATATATTACTGATGCTCTTAAAACATTTAAATCAGGAATGACAGAACATGCTATAGTCAAAGTAAGTGTGGACGAAATAAATCATTACGCAAAATTGACAGAGGATATTACTTCTATTGTTGAGAAAAATAGGGAACTTGACGAAGAAAGATTACGTATTCGTAGCGCTTGTTCTTCATTTGATAAAGATAAAGATAAACTAAAACCAAAAGACGAAGATATCGGTTTGAGTGATAAAGGTGTTGATAAAAAAATAGAAAAAAGTATTGAAATAACTAAATCATTTAATATATCTGAAAATGAATATATAGATACTATTGAATTACAAAAATCTATTAATAAAGAACTAAAATCTATTGTGGAAAATATAGCTACATTTTCAGAAAAAGAAATTGCCGATTTTGAGGAAGGAGGCGGCGGGGCCGATGCGGCCGATCCTGCCGCTGCTCAGGAAATGGATAGTGAAGAACCAATATTCCCTCCTATGACTATTGAATCAGTTCGTAAAATGCAGTCTCATTATAATGCATGGGTTGAAAAGCAAAATAAAGAATGGCTTGATAATCCTGATGGTCTTGATAGTCAAATAAGTATTATTGAAAATAAAATGAATAGATACAAAGAACAACTTGAATATTTTGAAAAATTGGGGATGAGTATGGGTGTAAGTAAACCAAAAACTTCAATTTCTGAACTGGCGGGTGGATTTGTTGTCACAAAGATAGCTGTCAAAGATTTAGAAACATCTATTTCGAAATTGCATGGTCTCAAGAATCGTCATATTGAATTGCTTAAAGAACGTATTGTACCGTGCAGACTCGTCGAGAATAAAGAGGCTTGGGAAATAAAATATAAAAGATGGTTAAAACAAATTGGTGATTCTGAAAGTTTAGAAGATTCACATACATTGAAAACAAATCTTGAACAATTGAAAAAATATGTTTCTAATATCGAAAGTAAATTTGAAAGAATTGCGAAAATAAATGAACGTTTCGCAGAAATCCAAGAGGAAATCATGGAAATTGAACAATTACCCTTTAATCCAGAGTGTGAAGCATGTAAACAACAAGTTCATAGAAAGAGATATGAAGCTATTCTTATTGAAGGCAAAAATTTGAAGAAAGAATTGGCGAAACTTAGAAAGAGTGTTACCGGTATTGAAGTTATACATGTAAAAGGCGTCGAAAAACCTGATTTCGCAGATAGATATGTTGAAATCGAAGAACTCCCGAATCTTATTTCACAAAGAAAATTCTATGAAACAACATGTGATAGTATGAAAGACGAAGTAGATGCATGGAATAAGGCTGCCGAAGAATGGAAACTTGTTAAGAAGAATAAAAAAGAATTAACTGAAATTGAAAATGAAATCGCTATAAATGAATGGAATATTTATGAATCATATAATACTGTTATTAATAAAAGTAAAAATGGGTATCGAGAAAATAGAGAATTATTGACAAATATGCAGGCATTTATTAAAGAATATGATGAATATCGTGAAGAATACAATACCATTGAAGATAACTTAATCCTTCTCGATGCGTGGAAAGAATGGAATATGAAGAAAAGACGAAATGAATATTATGAATTTGTGAAAAATAAGAAAGATAAAGAGATTGAATTGGATGCTATTTCTGATAAAATACTCGTTATTAATAAATATGAAGAATCTAAAAAGGATATTGAATATTGGCAGAATATAAAAATATATAAACATTATTTGAAAATATGTCAAGAATATAAAGAATTGAATGAGAAATTGGAGACTATGCGTAATGAACATACACTTCTTGGAAAGAAAATGAGGGATGCTGATAGCCATAAATTGCGTGTCTCAGATATTTCAGATTTCTATGATACTCTCATAAAGAAATATGAACTCTTGCAACAAATACAAAAATGTATAATTGGAGATAGTAAAAAGGGTATTGATGGTTTCAGACATTGGATATTTGCGAATAAGGCATTGCCTCTTGTTGAAAGCGAAATGAATGGATTTTTATCCGAAATAGATACTATACAAGTCAATATATCTTTTAATACAACTGGATTTATATATACAGTTACTGACAGAGGAAATACGCCTTCACTCAATACTATAAGTGGATACCAGAAATTTATTGTGAATCTTGCAATGCGTATGGCGCTCACACGTATTGGAAAGAATGTGAATGTAAACACATTGTTTATTGATGAAGGATTTACATCCTTTGATTCTGTAAATATTGGAAAAATTAAAGATATATTTAATATATTATTGCAAAGATTTAATAGTATTATGGTGGCATCTCATATGGATATCGTACGTGATGTCGTTGACAGACAAATCAATATAGAACGTAGCACTGATGATAAACTTTCGCGACTCTATTATGGTGAAGAATATCCGAAATATAAAAAAGTGAAATCTATCGCGGCTGCAGGAGGGAGTAGTGATGGAGATGAAAAAATTCCTGAAAATGTAGCTATCCCTAAGAAAAAAGGCCGTCCTAGTAAAAAATAATTTAATATAAAATATATCTATAAAATATATCTATAAAGTATATAATGATTGAAATTGGTAGATATTTTGCTGCATTTTTATATATTTTCTATGGTATTACAAAAGTCATTATTGGTCTGTCTGTTATGTCTTTACCCACGAAATATATAGCACACATTCCAGTTTTGAAATGGTTTATAAAAGCAATTTCAGATAAAACATTTGCCGGAAGATTCTATGAATATGTATTACTTATTTTTGGATTCTACACAATATTACACGGCTTAGCGTTATTTAATACATTCCCAAAAAAAATCAATAATTATATTGAAAATCCCCGTGTTACATATGCGGTGTTTGAAATCTTTGGAATTGTATTAACAGTCTTCTATTCTCTTGTTATTTATACAAATTTACCAATAGATAAAGATAAAAGTAGCTATAATGATTACAAACTTTTTGGATTATCGAGTGGAATATTATTCATAATCTTGCCAATACTGTGGGAAGGATTCGATTATATATCACCATTATTCTCTCGTCTTTCGCGTGAAGTCCAAAGTCTCATATTGTTATCATTTATTATCATTGTATTATTTATAATAGATTTGATATATAATTATGTACAACGCAGAAAACTTAAAGTAACGCCAGATATTATTGTACCCGCCGATTACCAAAATGCCTATTCACATGCCCGCGAAAGTACAAGCAATATCGGCAAGAAAGTCGCAACATCAACCGCCGCATCACCGCCACCGGATACACCATCACAACAGTAAGCGGAGGCCGCCCGCTACCGCTACACATTAAGATAAAGGAACGTCGGTGTTTGCCCGCTCAGGTTTCGTATAATTATATACAGTTGTTATGCAATCTTTTTCTATTTTTTTATAATCATTTTGTAAATCTTTTTGTTCTTCCATATCTTCAGAATCTTTATTATATCCTCCATCTGATATATATTTTGCATAATCTGTAATAAGTGCATAGATATAATCTGTAAATTTATCATTTCCTTTTATATAATACATGAGACTATGACATAAACAACTTATCATATGTTGATAAGCATATGAATCTATTATATGATTCCATTTATCTCCTCTGTTTACGATAGAATGTGATGAACGTAAATTTGTTTTGCGTATTATTTGGTTTTCTGGTTTTGATAGAATAAGTCTATTAAATCTTTTCGCAATTTCATCGCAATGTGGATAATACTTCTTTACAATATTGGCGATTTCTTTATGCATACTTTCGTCAATGATAAATCCTTGATCTTTCTTATAGTCTTTATGATATTTATCGTCAATAAAGAGACTTATTTTTATATTATTATTTGTTATATTATTACTATTTACATTATTATTATTACTATTTACATTATTTGCATTATTTGCAGCATTATTATTTGTCGTAGTATTATTTTGTACTGTCATTTGTCGTTCTTCTTCTTCTTTCTGTTTTTCCATACATTTACGTTGATGTCTATATTTTGCTTGAGGTAATGTAAAAATTTCTTTACATACTGTACATTGTAATGGGTTCATTTTACCATTGCAAATCTTTATATGTCTTCTAAGGTTTTGATTGTTTGATAGTATTTTCCCACATTTATCACACTGGTTCTCGTGCAAATCCCATGGGTTTATTTTTTGATTATCCGGGTTGTTTTTTTGATTATCAGGGTTGTTTTTTTGATTATCCGGGTTTGTAAATTGATTATCCGGGTTTGTAAATTGATTATTAGGGTTGTTTTTTTGATTATCAGGGTTTGTAAATTGATTATCAGGGATAACTATTTGATTAGCCGGGACTTCGCCAGTGTCTATATGTTTTATTACAGTGTGCCGTGTTACATTATACTTCTTTAGAGTTTTATAGTCACAATATTCACAACAAAAAATTTTATCATAAATATACATCCTTACTATTATAATATATAATATTATAACTTTAAATAACTTTACCCACCATTATTTTGCTCTTTTCAAAACACCCTGAAAACCGTTACCCATTGGAGTGGTGTGATAATATATGATGGTTGTAATATTTATCCAGGGACCTAATTGCTCATTTATTGCTCTTTTTTATAGAGAGAGAGAGACAGAAAAATAATAAAAATAATATATAAGAAATTTAAAAATATAATTATACATAGAATATAAAATTTTATCAACCTATATATTTACTATAAGATAAGTATAAGATAAGTATAAGATTACTGTGTAACCTTCTTACACAATTTACATACAAGATTCTTCAAAGTTTTATCTTTTTTAGTACATTTATATTCCGGAACTATAATTGCGTGTTCTCTCTCATCAGATGATATCTTATACAATTCATCATCTACTATTGTTACATTATCAATATTCTCAAATAGATTCCGCAAACATTTCTTTGTCTTCCAAGCGTTAATTTTGGGATTCGCATTGAGTTCTTCTTCAGTAAAGTTTACAGTATGGCTACGGTCAAAGATAAGAGTCCTGTCAAATATAGTTTGATTACACTTCTTCTCAATTTGTAAAGTTATCTTCTCAATATTATGTGGCTGCATAGAACTATATACTCCGACACGATATTTGCCATTTAGATGCTTAAGTTTCTCCAAGTTAGGACGGAAGACAACTTCCCTTTTCTTATTTACACGCTTGCACAAAGTTCCATTCAAATCAAATAGCACAATCGGTAGTGATGATTGAACCGTAAGCACCAGTGGAGGCGTTGGAGCCGTCGGGGCCATTGGATGGGCCGGGACCGTTGGATGTGTCTGGGACATTATTGATACCTGCATTTGTATAACCTTTTTTGAATTATATTGTGTTTGAATGTTAAAATAAAATCAATTTTTTATTTTTAGATACAAAAATAGGAAAAAGTTACCGTTTGTATATATTAGATGGCAGAAACTATGGAAAATACTGATAGTAATAATAATGTGGGTGGCAATGGGGGCGGCGGTAAGAAAGACTTGATGAAAAGTATAGAATCATCATCTCTTTCAGTTTTTACTAAAAGAAATTATTTACAAAAAGGATGTGTCTTACTTAAATTAATTAATAAACCTTTAGAATATATTATAGAAAATCCTAAACCTGTTATAAAGAAAATTACAGATACATATCCAAATGTTGGGTCTCGCAAAACATTCTATACCTTTATTTTAGCTATCTTTAGATATAATCCTGAACTCAAATCGAAACATAAACAAGAGTTTGAATTATGGTCCAAAGAATTTACAGAATGTGACGGTGCTATTACAGATCGCTATAAAGAAAATGCGCCTACTAAAAAACAAATTGAAGGATACGTGAAATATGAAGATATCATTAAAAAACGCGATAGTCTTGATGACGGCAGCGATGATAAATTATTATTGAGTTTATATACATATATACCACCATTACGTGCAGACTTCGGTAAAGTCTATATTAGAGGGACTGGGGTCGGGACTGGAGTCGGGACTGGGGCGGCAGCAAAAAAAGAAGAAAATTATATTAGCGATTTAAATGGAAGTAAACCGGAACTCGTTTTGGGAAAATACAAAACCGCAAAAAGTCACAAGGAATTCCGTAAAGAACTTCCTAAAGAATTAGTTTCGCAAATCAAAAAGAGTCTTGAAAGAAAAGAACGTGACTATTTATTTACAATGCGTGACGGAGAACCTATGCTCAAAAATACATACACAAAATGGAGTAATCGTATATTTGCAAAATTATTTAAAAAACCACTTACCGTCTCGTTAATAAGACATTCATTTATAAATACACTTGATTTTAATAAATTAACTATTCGAGAAAAAGAAGATATAGCTGCAGATATGACACATACCGCAAATATGCAAGATAAATATAGACTTATTTTTGATGATGCCGGTCATAAATAATCTTCTTCCATTTCTGAGAAATGAAACGTTCTTTTGATGGGTCTCCCCAGAAAACTTCAACATATGTCATCTGCATAGATTTATTAGTACTCACATCGAAAAACATTCCCAGTTTATCTTGGAAATAATCTCTGATTAATCCAATCATATATTCACTTGTAATAGCTGTATGAGTTTTATACAAATGATATTCTGTGTGCATAAATTTGTCAATCATTACTATCTTACCACGGTCATCAAAATAAAAATAATCGCCAATTGCATATTGATATATTGTCGCAGTCGTATATCCATCTCTCGCACGTTTCTCTATTTTTTCTTTTGAAGGCCCCTTGATTAATTCCTTAAAGAAAATTTTGTAATCTTTTTCTTTCATCGTAATAACATATTCAGATTCGTTTACGAACTGTGAACTAAATGCTTTGCGCTTCCTTGATTCATATGAAATCTCGCGCATTTCATCAACGAAAGATTTTGCACCCAGAACTCGTGGAGGCGGTGGTGGCCCTAATTGATTTAAAAATGTAGATGCATCTTTTTTTGCAAATGTTGATGATGGGGATTGTATTGCCGAATCCATGTAGATTATTAAGATTATCTAGCAGCGAAAATCATTTTTTTTGTTAAACATAAATAATCTAAAATATATTATTATAATACAGTAGATACAACAAAAATGTTTAAGATAATTATACTCGGTTGTGGTTCAATCGGAAAATGTTGTTTATACTATCTAAAAGACTTTTTTAATATTGATTATAAAAACGTTTATGTCATTGATAAATATATAAGTACTTCAAAGTTCCCATCAGTTCAAGAAGCCATAAAAGATGGCGCACATTTTATTAAATTTAAAATAACAAGTAAAAATATAGAAAATCTTTTAACAAAAATAATTAAATGTAATAAGAATGACCTAGTAATTGATTTGACTACGAGAACACCTACCTATAAGATTTTTGTTACATGTAGAGAATTAAATTTACATTATATTAATACTACGGTAGAAACAGAATCTAATGAAATTAAATCTTGTATCGAAGGTTCTCATTGGCAAAAACATATGAATCTTATAGATCTTGCTTCTAAAACAAAAGATTGTAAAACTACAAGTATTATTGAATTTGGTATGAATCCAGGATTAATCTCTATAATGACTAAACAAGGTATTCTAGATATAGCTAAATATGTACTCAAAAATAGTAAAAGAAAAGATGCAGCTGAATTAAAAACTGCATTAGGCAAAAAGGATTATAATATACTAGGTGCACTTTTAAAAATTCGAGTAATTCATTGTTCTGAATACGATTCTCAAGTGCCCAATAAGAAAAATAATAAAAAAATTACATGCACATGGAGTTGTATGGGGCTCGTAGACGAAGCATTTGAAGATGCAGAAATAGCGATTGGTACACACGAAGAAACTGTCCCATTTGATGAAAAACGAATATCAAATTTAACACCTCAAGTAATTAGCATTTGTATACCAAGCATTGATATAAAAGCTATTTCTTGTGTTCCTGAAAGTATTGACCAAAAAGGTAACGTAAAATTCATAAACATTGAAGGTTCATGCATTCATCATGGAGAAAATCAATCATGTAATAGATTCTTAGGTACTCTCGAATGGTCTCCCACAATGCATTATGTCTATAAGTTAAATCCGGAAACAGAGAGAATATTTAATAAATATAATTCTAAGACGTTGCTATCTTTTATGGAAAAACCGAATAACTGGAAAGTACTCAATGTTTACGATGATGATCTCGTAGGATATGATAATGTAGGTGCTACATTTATTTTAGAAGAAGACCCTTTGGGCAAAACAAGTGGTCCATGGTCATTCTGGACAGGATCCATTTTACATACAGACTATACAAAGAATGTTTTAAAAGACCCTTATTTCGGACCGACTCCACTGCAAGTTATGTGTGGTATATTATCAGCATGTCAATGGATGCTTAAACATCCAAATAAAGGAATTACTTTTCCCGAAGAAATTGATGAAAAATTCATTTTAGATAAATGTAAAAAATATTTAGGAACTTTCTATTCTGCACCGATTCCGAAAGAAGAATGTAATCTTAATAGTTTTGATTTAAATTCATTAATTGTTTCCAGTAACGGAAAACATAATAAACATTATACCATTAAACAATATTAAAATGGGTAAAACTCCGGTGGTTCTTTTTTATTTTGTATATAATAGTATATATAATAGAATGTACAGATCTAAAGAGTCGTCGAAGCCAAGTAAAGTATCTATTTGTCCAAAAGGTCAAATAGAAAGAGTCGCTTATACTACAAAGAAAAATGT